ATGAATCAAACCAGTAGTCATGCTAGTTCCACCCCTAGCAACGCCAGCCACTATTACTGTCGTTGCAGTCATACCGTCCTCCGCTCGTTAGCCCACTCGACTGCATACTTAGGATGAGACATAGGTATTGGAGTCACCCACTCTTGAGCGATCAATTTATATGGCTCCCACTTTCCGGTTTTCTGCATTTCCAAAAGACGGCCATCAACTTGACCCTTCGATCCGAAAAACCATGACTGCATATCAACTGCCTTCTCAATATTGATTAAGTCTTTTCGGACATAGCCATAGTGATAAACAATTATTTCATCCAATCTAGTGCGGTCGGTGTTAGCCCACTCCAATGACTCGGCATCGCCTGTCGATAAAATCCCTCGACTGCCAATTCTCACTGGTTGGTCACTGCATGGTTTGTGAGACAGCTTTAGGCTTATATGGTGATCTACATCGCCAAATAGATTTAGCCGCCTAACAGCTATCGTCTTTTTTCCTTGTGGGGGAATTGCCGTCAATCGCCTGATTGCATCAAAACTAGATTCATGAATGACCTCATCGGCCTGAAGCATGAAGTGCCAGTCAGTTTTTAATTGAGCTATGCAAGCATTGGCCAACTCTGCCAGCTTGTGATAGTCGGGCTTACAATTCCAATCGCCATTGGTCTGGTATTTTACATTTGGAAATTGCGTCAAGTACTCTGTCAACATCTCAGCCGTACCATCGTCAGATTGGCAGTCTAATATAAACACCTCATCACACAAATCAGCTAAACTGGCTATCGCTTCCTTAACGCAATAATCGTACTTAATCGCATTGCGAACAAACAAAGAGCCACCCAATGTCGCCATCTTATTATCCTTTTTTTGGTTTTACCGGAGTGATCACATATGGGATTTCAACGAATTTAGAATCAAAGTCCTTCACTAGCCGAACATATAATCGACCCTCTTTGCAATAGACAACGGCATCGACCCAATCACCATCCAATTTCAATTTGCAATCACCAAGAGATCCGTACTCGATACCCTTATAAGTGTATTGACCACTTCTTCTCATATCGATCTTAGGTTCATCCATGGGTTTTCCTTTGTGAATTATTCACATCTCTTTATATATCTTCGGAGAAAACGCCTCTCTTGCTTCGAAAAATCTAAGCCATAAAGAGCCTTCACACTCATCCATCTCTGGACATAGGTACATCCATATTTCTCATTCGGAGGCATCCATTCATGAGGCCCTTTAGCTCCTTTGGATCTGTTAGCACCTCGATCAACAGCTATCAGATTGAATGGATCGTTAGCAAACATAGCTCGTTTATCTCGACTCCATTTATCGGCACCATGATCATAAGCATGTTTCAGTGGGACGATGTGATCGATATCTAGTTTACTGGCATCGTAAAACACCTTCGCTGTATATTCGCAATACCAGTTTCCCTTTTTAATTAAGCATTCACCCTCTGTAGGCTCAATGCTCCTCTCAATCAAAATCTCTGCCCTGGTGTTTTGACAGTCTCTATCTTCATCCAACCAATGAGGCCATTCACCACGCTCATAATCTAAGGCAGTCGTTTGATGGGAACTAGCGCACCCACTCAACATAAATAGAATTAGTACGCATCGGAAATCGAGCATATGAACCTGCTTAATAGTAGTGGTAAACTTGAAGTCAATTATAACATAACGGAGTTAGAAAATGGCATACAGGAAACCAATGCCTGGAAAGGTAAAAGTCCATTGCGATAACTGTGATCACCTCTTTTGGATTGAAACTCTGGAAGCTGACAACATACCTCTCATTGATTGCCCTCAATGCTCTAGTGAAGATACCGAGGTTCTTGGGATCTTTTATTTGGAACGGACATGATAAAGCCATGCCCATTCTGCAATGGGGAGGCCGAACTAAAACCGTTTTGGATGGGAAAGAAAAACCTATTCGTTTCGTCGGTGCGCTGCAAAGAAAGAACCTGCCCTGCACGATGCACTCGGACCTATCTCGGCAAAGCTAAGGCAATTGAGTATTGGAACAAAAGAGCCAAGAGCCTTTCGTAAACATATAACTTATTGCGACAGATATTGTTTATACTTTAAACTTCTGCTATGAACACGCATTATTAACGTGTTTCGGAGTTTTAATTATGCGACTGATCTTAGCAGTATCCTTCTTTTTTGCCTCAAGTGCTTTTGCAACAACACCAGCCCATATCGGATCGGACCTCGAACGCCTTTTAGGAAACCCTATTAGTCAATCTCAACTCGACCTAATACGCACAACCATTCCTGAGACTACAAGGCTTGAAAGATTCGCTTACGAAAATGCGATGAACGACTTGAGAAGCAAACTAACTAGCAACACCGAAGCTAGGGTTTGTGTCACTCGATGTTCTGGCACTGGCGAAAACAAAGTTTGTTGGGAAGTTTGCGTAGACAATAACGACTAAAATCATTGGCAGGCGGAAAGCACCGCTCTGCCAACTTTCCCATTCAAATAATCTACTACAGAAACACCCAATCAGGCTCGTCCTGATCTACTAAATTTTCTTTCTCTGAATGATGCTCGCATTTAGGATTGGAGCAATACCAGCAATAATCTGCATCTTCTGTTTGCCCTTGAGTCACCACTACAGGGTAACAACACGCCTTGCAGTCGCCTGTCATCCAACTTTGTTTTCCCATAAAGCACCTTTCCTTAGCACTCATCCAATTCTTCTTTGGTCCAACCATCACTCACATAAAATCGCATAGCAAGGGATGAGGCCGAGGCTTTTTTTTGCTTTTCAGGCTTCATTCTGAATATATTTTTGAAACGAAATGTCAGGCATAATTACCATCATACTGTTTTTACCCGATTTTCTTGCTGCCGCTGTTCTATGATTGCCATCAAGGATAGATATTTTGCCTTTGTTGTGAGGCTCGGAAAAAGAACCGTTTTTTCGAAAAAGACCGTAAACTCCCCAAGCTGGTCCCATATCGACTCCAGATTTTATAATGCTGGCATATTTTTTTACTCGTTCATTACTACCTTCTGAGGTTTCTAAATCATTGATCGGTAGTTTAACTAGCACAAAACCTTTAGCGATATTTTTATATCTTTCAAATGGAAAAAAATATTCGTCCTCATCCTCCCACTCTTTATGCTTCCCACTCAACCATTGCTTTTTGTGCATACGTTGAGCCACACCAAAAGAATAAGTCTTAATAGGTCTAACCGATTCTGTGATCGACATGACACTTGCAGCCATTGAATTTGTTTCATTTATAAAATGTCGATACATAAGAACACCTCCTATTCCATCAACTATGAGGCCGAGGCTCTTTTTAGTTTTCCTTCAGCCATTTTTTGGCCTTCCGATATATCTGGGTAACTCTAGTTTGGCTCACCTTAAAGTGTTCAGCTATAACCTTCCAAGTTTTCTCGCCACCATCTCGCATATCGATCACGGCCTTTTCCCTTGGAGTCAGCTTTTCTTTTTTTGCGTGTCCCAACTATCCCTCACTATTTTTTTCGACCATTATAATATTTCTGATTGCGACTAGCATGAGCCAACTCTCTAGTCATCCCTTTTAACTCATTTATTTTCTTAGCGAAGCCAGTCTGATTCTGCGCTATCTCAGTCAACAAACGCTCGGTCTTTTCCTGCGCTTTTTTGTCCATCTTATCCCTGCCCTGGTCAATAGCCTTTGGCATTATCTCACCCATTTGCCCGATACCTTCAGCATCAAATTCGCCAGCATCGCCACGCTCTTTAACTCGCTGCCCTTGGATCTTCTCGATCTCCTCATCGGACATTCCCAGCACTTCAGACCAAACGTAGTACTCAGAGAATTGAGCGTCCTTATACCTTTGAGCCAAATCTAGTTTCGCTTGCTGCACTTCCATTTGAGCTAGTTCAAATACACCGGACGGAATAACCATGTGACATTCAAATTTTACTTTATCAGGATCGATGTTTTTAGCGGCTAAATCTACTCTCGCCATATGGTTGTAGCCGTTCTTAACTTCTCGCTGAATTCGCATAACTGTTCTTGAAAAACGCGAATCAAGTTGACTTAAATTTGCACGTCCCACAGTTTCATCAGCACCCAAATATGACTTCGGTATTTTTAATGCTGCGAAAATCTTATTAAGAAAGTATTGTGCGTCATCGACTTGTTGACCATCAGGACCATTCAACACTTCGATCTCTGTTGAACGCTTCCCCTTACGCACAGGCAAGAAAATATCTTCATCTTGAGAGAGCGGGTTATGGCGAAATGCAGGCTTATTCGTGGACGGATCAATAAATTTTGTCTTCTTAAATTCGTTCTTAATTCGATTCAGAAAACCCTTGGCTTGTTGTGGAGGCACATCACCTACGTCTACATAATAGGCGTACCTCTGAGGGGACCTTGTGATTTTATACAGCACCATAGCATCTTCAATCATAGTTAGCCGCTTCCATGCCCAACGTGCAGCTTCGAGTGCGCTGAATCCATATAGCTCTTTCCTCGACTTGCCTCGCAATCTGAAATGAACAACCTCCCATGGCTCATATACCTGCGTTAAATCCTGTAGGTAAGAACCACCTGAAGGCAATGGAGTCAACTCACCAGCACTTTTTTCTTTTATGCGATTCAAAAATGTAGCTGTGTCCATTCGAAAGGTCATCGATGGGTCTGAAATAAAGCCGTAAAGAATTCCGTTAATATCTTCTATTCTTCTAATCGATGGAGCTGGAATATGATTCATGCGAATCAATCCAACCTTATCCATAACCATCAACTCTGAAAATTCGTTGCCATACATACACATGCTTCGAGTAATTTCCCAAAGACTTTCTTCAGCCCTCAGATTTATATCGAGCATTTCATTCAACACTGTTTCTACTGTCTGATCCTCAGCCTCGAACCACATCGACTTATTTGTAATTACATCTTGAACTGTCGCATCGTCGGCATATAGGTCGAGGGCACTTCCTAGCTCTGGAAAATCTGACATATCCTCGTAATCAGCATACCGAGACATGAGATCCTGATCGAGTTTCACAGAATCAGTTAAGTAGTCGTTATATCCATTTTGCGGTCCCAGCGTGACATTACTATAACTAATGGTATTGCTGTTTATGGAGTCAAAGTAACTCGGTCCCACTGGAGCTAAATTTCTTCGATTGATTACCGTTCGGATCAAATCTAAAGTGTTCCCAGCAAAACTCATTTTTAGTTACCCCGAAGATTTATAATAAAACGATTCTTAAACTATACCTAAATCAATCAATGCAAGTCACGTTATTCTCACGTAGCTCCTGAACAAGGAAGTCTCTCATTTCTTCGGCATAGCCAGCTTTTATCTTGTCATCGCTATATTTCCAAATTTTGCGTAGCTCTACGAACGCTTCTTCAATGACTCGCTTCATGCCCTTTGCTTGAACCATCTCGGTTAAAGTCATCTCGTCGGCATCTTCAATTGTCACTTTCACTGTTTATTAGCCTCTGGTTATGTAGTTGTCTAAGTCAATCTCGTCAGGAACCATAGTCAAATCTTGCTCGGTCCCATCGTAAGAGATCTTTTTATATGTCGGCTTCAAGGTTTTTGGACCCTTTCGCTTCTGATACTCCCTTGGAGCTAACGGCTTATTAGGGTTTGGCACCTCAATCACATCGCCAGCACGTACCGTCCTATTCTCGAAATTCTCATTCATTGTCAGACCAATATCTACATCATCTGAAATAGGCACATCGGATCTCCCTAGCATTGGAGCTATCGGTTTCAAGTTATAGTCGGCCCTAAAGAGTGTCCATACGCACCCAGCCAAAGCATCAGCTGTATCCTTCGAACCGTTTTCTGCATGGTCGATCATTACTGGACCATCTTCAAGCCGTTTTAATTCTTCAAACAGAATCGGGTAGCGATAGCTTTTTACCCTACCATCCATTATAGCTTGCCTCAAATATCGGTATGACTGTTTCCTGCGACCTTCGCCAGTGCCTTCCATTTGCCGATCTTTAGATGACTCTGAACCGTCCTCCGACATTGACCCTATTCCTGTGTCAACTGAGTAAATGCCAGCCCTGTAGCCTTGTTCTCGCAATGCCTGAACCATCTCCCTTGAGTTATGAACAAACACACCTGCCGACAAAGCGAAATTGTGATGCTCATCGACTTCAATATCATAAACATCCTCGACCGCACCTTCGGTGATGCTTACGACTTTATGATTCAATTTAGGAAACTTAGTCGTATCAACGCCTCGCCTTCGCAAACACAGTCTCAGAGAATTTCTATTCCACCCCAAATCTCTAGCTGTCTTTGTTATCCCTTGCGCCATGATCTTTTCAACAAGATCAGCTACATCAATATCCAGCCATCTTTGGTGGTTTTCGTCTTTGTGATTCTCATTGTAAATAGAAATTCTTTTCGCTTGCTTCTCTCTCTCGGCTGCATCTGACCATCTTTTTTTATTTATTTCAGCCAATCTTTCTGTACCAATTGCCCTCTGTTTTTCAATCACATCAGGTCTTACTCTTATTTTTTCTAGGTTCGACCTAAATTTCTCTTTGTAATGTTTTTTTTCTTCGGAATCTTCAGGCATAGCCTTATATCTATCCCAGAAGTCATTTAAATTGATCTTGCCGTGTTCACTATGAAGCTTCCTATGTTCTTCAAAGGTCACAAGCCGAAGGCTATCAGGATCATTATTTAACTTACAGAGATTAGTCACTCGGCATTTACCACAAAAGCAGCGTCCTGCATGATGAGTATCTTTACCCTTTATATCCCCCCAAAACTGTCTGCTAACAATTCGATGCGTAAAATCCCATTTGCCAGAAGTAGGCTGGTATATTTCTTCATAGCCTTCTAATGCCGATTTGTTTCTTGAGGATAATCTACTATACAGCGGCATTAAACTATCATCAGGCTTTAGATCTTTAGCCTTTCGATAAGAGCCATCTCTCAGCATCCAAAGGTGGTCATAAGTACACCGCACTTTCTCACCATTATCTAGTTCAACAATAAGGGTTTTTTGGGTTCCAGTTTTTCTTGCGTTATGCCCTCTACCGGCAACAACCTTTTTACCATCATAACTGTAAACCCAAAATTCTTTATCTCTGCCGTATTCCTTGGTTAATTCTTCCATCGATAAATTGCGACCATCCAAAAGCCTTACTTTTGTATCGCCTGTGAAACATTGATATGTATCCATCGTAAACTCTGCTAAGTGGAACCCATGCTGACTGAACCCATAGCATAGTTGTCTCACAGCTTTGAATAAAACTTCCTCCCCTGGCTCACCCTGAATACGCAAAACAAAATCTACAACATAAACTGGCTGTTGTTCATAAATGTCGTGAGTGCCAGCTTGCAGCACTGGAATGGTTCCCTCTATATGAGCTATCACCAATCCAAAAGCATCACCTGTTAAAGCCGGATCAAAATGCACATGCCTTTTTGCCCACGGATTTAACTTAGGTTCCCATTCGCCACCCTCTAATCGCTTCGCTATTTTGTCCCATGCAATTTTATAAGGCAGTCGGCTGTCCCATTGCTCATGATCTCCCATTAAAGCGCACATGAAAGGATGCTCTCGGCCATCGGCCATTGCGTCAATTTTACTTGGCTCTTTCATGAACTGAGATATTGCCATAGTTGAGACACCAGCAATATCTCTCAGGGCATCGCCTATATTATCTCGAAAATCTGCCCTGAAATCGATAGGGATATCAATGATAATGCCACCAGGATATTTAGTGCTTAACTCATTTTCTTCCAGAATTTTTGATGGATATAATTCACTGCCAACCAACACTCTAAATGTCTCAGCTTCAAAGGCATCACGCTTCATTTCGATTACGTTGCGATCCCTGACAAATGTTGAAGTGCTGCCGGATGATTGCGCCTTGCGAATTAATTGTTCAGTGAAACTGTCGTGAGTCGTTTTAGAAGACACAACCATTAGGACGCCTGGGAGTTTACCCTTAGTCATGTATCGAGATTTCATCCTGCGCTGGACTGCCTCAAATAATCGGCCTGCCTTAGATTGATTTCCCCATACCTTCTGGTTGGCCATATTCGATTTGGTTTTTTTGGCAGCTTCTCGCATAAAGTTACCCTCATCGAAAATGCCGCCAAAAATGTTCATTCCGATAACACTGGTGTCGGTCGATGAGCCAGCAATGATCGCTAGATTTTTTGGGAACAGGATTTCTTCTTTGAGGTTTTTGAGCGGAGCAAAGTCATATTTAAAGTATGGCGACTCTGCTAGTTTTTCGACGATCCCTTCGAACACAACCTTTCGTGCGGTTTGTTTTGATTTAGCAAGGTTACAAAAGCCGATAACTGAGTTTGCCGACAGACCATAACTTACCGCTGGGTTTTTGAGGCACGATGCCTCGTACAGCATTCGGATTGTTGCAAGGTGAGAGAATGTCGATTTGCCGCTGCCAATGCCGCCTACTATAACCGCTTCCGAATATTCATCCGACTCAAACAACTCGACAAGATCATCCTTCCACGGCTTCCATATCGATTTCCCTGTCTGTCCCATGTAGTAATCATCTTCAAGCCATTGCTCCACTGAGACAACTTCTCGATCCAATTCCATACCATGAATATCTGCCTCGTATTCGGGATCTGTCAGGCAGGTATAAAAAGCCTCTAATTCTTCTGGTGATAAATTATCGAGGGTTTTAGCTAGGCTGTTAAGAGCCTCCTCGTTCGAATATAGAGAGTAAGACTTAAATCGTTCTGAAACTATCATTTTGCACTACTCAACTTCCAAACAAAAGCATGAACACTCTTACTCTCTTTGCAAACATCGCAACGACACCCTACCCGATAACGAGCCACGCCATGCAACCCATAATTCCTATCTTTATAGGTTTTAGCTTTGTGGCATTCGGAACATAAGACCTGGCACTTTCGTAACTCAGCATCTCGACGAACTACCGACCAGGACCATACGTTATGTGTCTCTTTTTCTGATGGATCAATATGATCGACCTCTAATTTCTCGGTGGAACCACACACGATGCAAGGACCATTATCTGCAAGCCAATCAGATCGTCTTTTTGCAATCCACTTACGCTGGTATTCTCTATGCACTTCTCGTGTATACGTCATCCCCTACCTCAAATTCACCTACCTACCTGAAATTCTGTGCAGTCAACTTCACATTTTTAAGGCCGACCATTGCTCCAAAAACGAAACTTTTTAGAGAGATCTTTTATCAAATCATGAATCGACACTAGCTCTTTTTTGTTTAAATGATCCAGATTCTTTCCCATGAAATACGTTCTCATGTCTTCTAACTGACCCTTGTACTCGATTAAATTATGGATCTCATTTTCATGCAATTTGACCTGCAACAAATGCAGCACCTCTGCCTTACTCATGCCATCCCTCATGTCCTTTGCTACCCCAACTAAAAAATCTAGCTTATAGGTCTTCAAAGTTTCGGGAGGTAGAACACTTGCTATACGCTCATACACAGAAATCCACCCAACTAAGTCTTGGCTCTTTACGTTGACTCGCTTCGCAAAATCGGGATAGGCAGTACCGCACAATCTTTTCGCTTCAATCGCAAAAAAGGCGACATCCAATTTAGAGCCATCGTCCTTGTGTTCCATTTTTTTAGCATGACCAACAAGCCTATCATACAAAGCCTCTAGTTCCTCATCGACAAAATGCTTTGCTCGATCTTTACGGTTAGATACCAACGAAGGCAATAGTACAGTTTTCCTTTCTTTTGCAGACCTCGGAACCCCAAAGCATATATGCTGGCAGTCTTTTCGGGCATACCATTGATCACTTTTTTCCATGACCTTAAACTTGCGGTCACAACCACCCTTGCAGATTCTTTCTACTAAATTAAACTCAGTCAATGCACATCCTATCAAGGCACTTCTTTGCTTTAGCTAACAATGGCAACACTTTGATACTTTCCAATTTTGTTTGCTGACGATACAAGCCAGCACTTCGCATTTCTTTTGCCATTCGCACTGCTAAGATGTCTTTGTGGTATTCATAACTCTCGGACCATAGCTCCTCGTTATCAATTAACCACTCGACTTTCTCTTTCTCGCTTGAATGCCGTCCTGCCATTATTTTCTTGCTCCTAAAAACTTATAGTCAGGTTTCCCATAAGCTATGCCTTTGATCTTTTTCTCCCAGAACATGCGCTTTACCATTCTGAATGAGGTGCCGATGGGCATCGCTTCTACTAGTGCTTTTACGCACGTTACCATATCGTCTTCTTCTGCGACAACAACCACTTCATTAATACCGCCATGATATATCCTGAAGTCCTCAACGACTTCTTTTAAGATTGAGACAAAATGAATAATGGAACCAGGGTTAGGTGGCAGCTGCAACAGCTTGCATGAATCTTTCTCCATCTATACCACCATATCCATACAAGTCGTCCTTGCCTTTATTTCCCAAGTCAATGGCAGTCTCGGTTAGTGCCTTGACTAAGGTGTCTCTAATCTTTATAGGCGACCATGATTGGTTTTTCAAAAGATAAGAATACCCCAAAGCTAAAAGACCTGCCACCGTAGGTGAAGCCATCGAAGTGCCCTGCAATTTCCGATACGATCCATTTAAATAAGTTGAGTAGCAAGAAACCCCTGGTGCCGAAACTGCTATATGCTTACCGTAATTACTAAACCACGCTCTATTGCTTGCCTCGTTAATTGCCGCCACGGCCAAAACACCCTCGTATGCAGCCGGATAAGAAAGGTCCGATGTATTCTCGTTGCCAGCTGCGGCCACAACAATACAACCCCTATCCCATAGCTCTTTGCAAATGCTGGCCTGCGCCTGCGACCTAAAACTAGAACCAAGAGACATATTTACAATGTGCGGTGCTTTTTGTTTTGAGATCCAACGTAAGGCATCGGTCGTGTAATAGGTATAGCCTGATCCGTCGCTATCTAATGCCCTCAAAGAAACCAATCGGCATTTTGGCGCAATGCCAACGCCATTTGCTCCAATCTTACCGCAACACCAAGTACCATGACCGTTGCCATCTACTGGCGAGCTATCGTCATCGAGAAACGACAAGCCCTCAACTTTTGACATCGAGTGATGCGCTGCGACACCCGAATCAATAACAAAGGCATTCACGCCTTCACCTCTGACACCGTATTTTCCCCAAAGGTATGGCACTCGCAATTGTTCGAAATCCCATAACGGATCACTAGACAACATGGATGCTTCCATTCCCCAGACAGGCTTAATATGAATTTCTCTTGGATCTTTCATTTTATACTCCCAAGGTTATGAGTCACGACTTTGTTCATTCTCATTCCTTCTCGATTAATGTAATCAAGTACCAAAGACATTCCATTGCCTGTAGGTAAATCCAATGTGTCGCTGACGAGATATACTCCCTGATAAATTCCATTCCATGTGACATGAAACCCCCATACATTTTGTGACTTAAAATAAGCCTGATTGAACGCTAACTTTATCTGTTGGCTCGTCGCATGAGACAAAATTAAAGTTTCATTTTCAATCGGTGCTAGGTCAGTGAATATAGGAATATCAGAATGGATCGGTTCAGGATCTACTGGTGCCGTAGCACAACCAAACAGCATCAAGAAAATTAAAATGACTTTCATACCGCACCCTCTAAGTAACTTAGTGAATCAATAAGTATCCGATCCCAATCATCTGACCCATGATCAATAAATAATTTCACAGAAATATAAACATATAATACCAGAACACCCTGACCATCCTTCTCCCTAAACTCTACACTGAATGATTCATTGTTTGCCACCCAGCCCTCATGTAATGCTGATTCCCTATCGCCCTTTAAAGGTATTTGAAACCTTTCCCCTAATTTCTCAAGAGTGGACATAATGCGTGATTTTAAATACATGGTGAAACCTCACTATCATTTTGTCGCCACCTTTTAAATCAACGCTCGGATTATCCAAAGGGACCGAACACAACAAAATATCTGAATCCATCTGACGTGCAAAAACATCCAGCCAAAGCCTAATCTGATCCCAAGCCATAACCATAATAAGATCGCCTGACTTGATTTGATTTAAGCAGTGGGAGGTAGGCAATAATTCTGGTGCCAATGCAACCTGTAGAGCTTCACTCAGCCATAGTTTCATTATGTCATACCCCGTCTTTAAAGACCGGATAACTCCCATAAGGCACTATTAAGCATTACCGAAACACGCCTAATTCCTATATGGAAGGCTCCGGTTCTTTTGTAAAACTGTTGCGACATGTGCTTACATTCTAGTTTAGCATCTTTTAGACGTGCGGTAAAAAGCGGCAGGTAAACCTCTAAATCCTCTGCAAAGAATTCAGGTTCGGCAAGATATTGATCAATAGGTTCCGACTGGCATCTTAGCTCATAAGATATGATTGCCAGCCGTGATTCGATATCCAAGTAAATGATCAACCCTCACTAGGTATCTCATCATTTCTTCTTAATTCCTCTAGCTTTTCCTCGTTTCTTCGCAAAAGTGTCAACATGGGTTCACTGTCACCCTTTCTCACTTTCGCAATGGCATTATAAACCTTCCGACGACTCTCTGGGTTTAGAGCTACAGCCGCAGGAACATCGCCATATTTTTCTGAGTAAATTTTCTTCACTCGATCTATTTGTTCAAAAGTCTCTTTGACTCCTTTAATACCCCTATCGTCTGGTTTGCTACCCCTGGCGACGAAACTTTTGTGCTTCATTTTATCAAGCATCAAATGCGACAAGGTTTTGACCATCTCATTTGCCAACTTAAGATTCTGAGTGTTATCTGCTATCGAAGTCCTGCGCTTTTTCTCCCGATCATAGTCCAGCATGACTCGATCAAATTGAATCGCAAACAACATTTGAGCAGCCTCTAATGGATCGATCTTTTCATTCATCGTTTCCATCATAGCCAAATGCTTTACAGGAATTCGATCTCGAACCTTATTGGAGTTTTTGCTAATCCAAACATAAACATAACGGATTAAGGTATCTCGCTTAACTTCCAGGTATTCGAATTTTTCTTCATGGATAAAGGTGGCGATTTTTGGCACCGAGACTGAATCTTTTATCATCTGCAAGACTTCAGGCCAGCACTTCATCCGTTGTAGTTTCGTCCCAGGTAATTGGTTCCTGGTCGTTATCTCTGGCTCGTCCTTAGCCTCGCCCTTAGCCTCACCCTCATTAAGCGGATTTTCCTCCGACATGATTTTTCCTTTTGTTTATGCTGCGCTTTTTAAACACGTACTCATAATTTCTAATCCATTTATCTACCCATACCCTAATATCTGCGACTGGCATAGGCGGTACAACCATTTCAACTATCTGATCGATCCTTGCCATATGCTTAGGGCACTCATCGGCAAAAAAACCGAAGTCATCGACCTGCATTTCATATGCAAGCCATAGCCGTTCGATTTCTTTCCAGGCAGTATTGACCATCTCATCAATATGCTTTTGATCTTTAGCAAACCAATCGACCGCCACTGACTCCATTACCTCACCTCATTCAATAAGGTTTTCCCGTTTCCGTTTTGGATCGGCATCTTCATCTTCAATTATGACATTGACGTTTACGTTGCCTTGTTGCTCACGCTCTTTAATTTCTTTGCGAATGTCATCGTTTTCTACTTCTGTTAGTAGTTCTTTTCCCATGACGAAACTCCATTTCCTGGCTCTATTGTTAATAATGATAATAGGTTTAATGTTATTATACAATTCTTATTGACAAACTAGCTTTTACTCCCTTCGCCTAAAAAGGCGTAAACATCCAAAACAGCACTTTAACCATGAGTGCCAGTGCTAGGATACATACGCAAAGCCCTAGCACATACTCCACTGCATCCTTCAAGCCTCGACCTCGACCGCACCGATGGCTGGCATCATATTTTTATTGATAACCTCACCGAGTGTCTGCAAGTCAGGCACCCAGGTTCCCCCTAGATCTGCCACCATCGCACCGACTTTTTCTAACGCCTGTATGTCATGATCGTTGAATTCCCCTTCGTTCGGGAAATTGGAAAAACCAAAGAACACCCTCGGATGGTTCCAAAACAAAGCGTAAAAAACCTCTGAAGTCTGATAGTAGTCTTTTTGTTTGGGAGTGAACCAGAATATGAAGGCATCATGATCTTTCAATTCTCCTAGCTCATACTTCTCTTTTGGCCATTTGTACTCATGGTCTTTTGTGAGAAATGGGACTAGCGACTCCCTCCAATATCCCTTTCGAGTACCACCTAAATATATTTTCATTCCTTAGTCCTTTCGAAACCTACTTTTTGTGCAGTCGATTTCACACTTAATCGGCCACGCAAGAAATCATAATCGGATCTTTTTCTATAAAAGAAATATAGCAGTAATGGTCATTCTCGAAAAATCCTGGCCTTTTTCTAATACAAACGCTCATCGTGACGCTAGATGGAATGTCCAGTGGCGAAACATAAATATCTTCGCACTCCATTTTTGGTGTCTCAACAATAGTGTTAGAAGAATTGATTAAGTAAGCCAACGCTACAACCCAGATAAAAACGAAAAACCAAAATCTCATAACCTGACTCTGCAATAACAGCGTTTCTTCGGCCCTCTGCCTGACTCGATATAGCCCTTGCGAGCCAAGCTACTTATTAACCCACTATACTTGTGGGCAGGACAACCCTCACCTACCTTGGCTTTAATCTCATCGTGATAAACCCTCGTAGCATCAACTGACAATGACACTATGGCATCAAGAATAATTTGCTCATATGGGTTTAAATTATGTCTCATTCGATCCCACAATTTTGCAAATACCAAATCGCCTTCGCTATATCTTCCTTTGGCTTGCCCTTGTGTTTGGCTCGACAAATATATTTCAAGGCATTTCCTAAACAAAAATCCAACCCCAAACCCTGGTCTTTCAAAAAATCTATGACTTCGATTTTTCCTTGGTTGTAGTGAGAAGGATGATTGACCGTCTCCTTCTTGCGAGTTTCAACTTTAGGGCTTGGCGATTCTGGTAGCATATGGTCCATAGCCGAACGCCCAGGCTCTAACTTCTCACTCAACATCTTATTCAGTTCCTCTCTCGTCCCTCGACTCACACTCATCTGAACCCCCAAAGCGTAATGTCACTTCCGGCTTCACAAAATTACCTATCACCTCAACTTGTATTCCAAGGCGACCCGCAAATTTGAAAGCTTTTTTAATATTGGTATCAGCACACTGTACGTCAGTCACATCAAAAGAATAACGCTTATACTGATCCCGAATGAAATGAACCATTACTCGGCCTTTAGCGGCTTTGGCATTCAACTCGAAAGCTTCTAGTTGAAACGAGAAAGGCAACTCACAAAAAATTGTATGGTAATAAGAAAGATAGGGACCGCTAGGGTCAAGTACGTCAATTCCGATCTGACCGCATTCTTCAGATTTTTCGATACCCTCATAAGGCAAATACCTTTGAGAATTTTCACCGATGAATTTAAGAGCAAACTTCACCCTTTTGTCTCCAAAGAACTGAATCGAAAATAGTGCCCTTGCTTAGTTCTTTTATAATTTCAGATTCAACATACATATATTTACGAGGCGACACTCTTACAACACACGCCTCTGGAAGTCTCTTGATTCGTCGCCACAACTTTAAAGTGCTACTGGCAATACCTAAAAAATGAGAGGCTTCCTCTAAGGATATTAAACCAACTCTGTCAGGATATTCGGTCATTCTCTCGCCATAAATTCTTCATAGAACCGACCTTGAGCATCGCCTAACTCACGCTGTAATTCAAAAGCTGTTTCCAACCGCACGATGACACCGATTACATATTGCTCGAAGGGAACACCGTTCTTACTTGAATCAACTAAACCCTTTTTATGCGAATTTAATATCTGCTCAGACAATTCTATCTGCCGATCCGCTCCAATCGTATTAAACAACTTCACAAATTCTGCTTCATCAGCATTCTTTGGCAACAGCTTCTTAATGCGGTCATAAGTCACGTTTGACAATTTGATATCCCTTGTTGATTTGCGCTTATTATACTCAAGTTATACTCAAATTGTACTCAATGTCATGCGTTAATATGGCTCAAACTTCTTTGACCGCAAAAGCCTTACCGCAATTGGGACACTTCAGAATGCAGTTAATATTGTCTACGCACATCTTTTGCCGACAGTTCTCGCAATTCACATCCTGGCGAATCTGAAGCCAAGTTTCTTTTCCTTTCCCAGACTTTGCCCAACTAAAACCAGGGCTGACACTATGATCATCTTTCATTAAACATCCCCTCGACCTCTGCCAGTGCTACCAAGCAAGCCTTTTTGCGGCAATAACGACAACCATTATTACTATCTGCACTCGGCTCGCCATTTAATCTGAAGTAAGACAATTGCCTATCACATATCCCAGCGTCCACTTCGACCATATCGGCCTTTAGCCTCCTATAGTGATCTACGTTTACTGACGGAATATCAAACAATGTCTTTGGTCCAGTCTCACTTCTCATTTTCATCCTCAAAAAATGTCTCGAAACTTTCTAAACCCTTTTTCAAACAATCCATGCACCAGTTACCTAGATTATAAACAAGAATCATAAAGGCTAAAAACAAAACTGGCGGTATCCAAACCCATGCCAGATAAACCATTATGAAACCAGCGACCAATATGGTTGTCATTTTAGGAGTGAACGGATTTTTTGGCAAAAACTCTTTGAACAGAGAGCCTACCGAAACATCGTACTGAGGAGGTGCGGTTTTCTTATCAGGCATCTAAACGCTCCCACTGGAAATAATATTCATCAAACCTGTCTTTGCAATACTCATCTAATCGATTACCCCACTCTGCTCGATACTCCCAAGCCTTCGCTGGTTCATGCTGACCACCGTCTAAGGCTTTGTTCAGAGCCTCACTGATTTCATCGAAGTCCAGTTTATCGATCCCAGGAAATGTTCCAGGCTCAATCTGCTTCATCTTTGTCCTCCAAAACATCAAACTAAATCCCTACTGAAAAAGCCCTACTGCCTATTTCGTAATCACCAGTGAACAAGAAAACACGACATGAATGATACCAACAACTTATCGAAAAATATTCACCCTCGCTCGCTAAGTAAAACAACAAAGTTATCCACAGTTTTTCTCAATCCAAAACTCGGAACGGAATCTTCGGATTTAAGTTTTTTTTCTCCAATTCACTCCGAAAAAAGCCGAATTCTCTAAGCTCTTTTGACTCATTAAACCAATGACAGTAGATCAAATCCCGATGACTAACTCGATTCGGTTCTTTTTCAATCTTCTTGACAGTCATTCTGGTCCCACAACTTTTCAAACTCACTACATCGCCAACCACAAATGGATCAATCTCGCTCATCACCCCTCCGATACTTGCCCTTGCTCCAACTTAGTAATCCCATTTTTTATATCCGCAATCGCTATATTCAAATGTGCCATAACCTCAAGCACACCAGGGTTTTGAGCCATCCCAAATGACCTCATCGTTTCCTGTAGCACTCGACGAGCCGCAAGCAATGCGCCCAAAGTCTCTGCCAAATCTACCATCAATAAACCGCCTTCCCTATCCTCGCTCGCTTCAAAGCAAAAGCTAACCTACGAATCAAAGCCTTAGTGTCCCAACGGTCATCCGTAGGATAACCTGCTTCAATCCAATCAATCAACTCACTCAACTCTACATCTGATACTGGTTCCACTAGCATTTTCTATAACCCCTCATCCATCCAAGCCTTTGGCCTATGCCGTTCAAAAGCCTTATGCAACGCACCTTTGAAGTACAGCTGCCTTCGCTTCCTTGACCTTCGACTCAGGAAAAACAACCCTAAGACAGCCATAAATACTACAGATAATAATATCGGCACTTATAAACCTCAATTCTTGTAGCCCAAAAAATCACTGACCATAGTTTTTCTTAATGGAGACACTATGCTAAGTCATTAAAGAAAGGTCACTATGATTTTTATATTCATCCACTGTGAAGGGTTATTAGAACCATGATTTACTGTGAACTAATGGAAGGCGGTCTTGAGATTAAAAAAGCGCATTTTGATGA